GAGGCCCGATCGAAGTCAAAAATACAGACATTGACTTAACGGGATTGACCGATGAAGAAATTAAAAAACTTGAAGAAATTGCAAGCCGTGTTAAGCCTGGTAACTCCGGAGATGATAGCTCGGGAAAAGGCTAAACGGCACCTGAAAGACTTTTTGCTGTATGACGGCCGCGGCGCCTGGCAAGACGCAAAACATCTTAGCTTATTATGCGATAAACTCGAGGCCGTTGAGCGTGGCGAAATCAAGCGCTTAATGGTCTTTATGCCACCACGTCACGGAAAATCGGAGATCATATCTAAGAAGTTTCCTGCGTGGTTTCTTGGGCGAAACCCTGAAAAAGAAATTATCATATCGTCGTATAGTGCTGATCTTGCTCTCGATTTTTCCCGAATCGCTCGTAATACGCTCCGCGAACACGCGGACTCTTTTAACGTCAATGTTGCCAGAGATAGCGCGGCGGTCGGGCGTTGGGGGCTTGAAGGCACTCGCGGCGGTATGATGGCGGCCGGCGTCGGGGGCCCCGTTACTGGCCGTGGCGCGGATATATTTTTAATAGACGACCCAATCAAAAATCTTCAAGACGCGTTAAGCGAAACTATCCGAAAAAATACATGGGACTGGTATCGATCGACCGCACTGACAAGACTCGCTCCGGGCGGCGCCATGGTTATTGTTATGACTCGCTGGCACGAGGACGATCTCGCCGGCCGTTTATTAGCCGCGGCCAAAAACGGCAGCGGCGAAAAATGGGATGTTATTAAGATGCCGGCCAAGGCCGAAGCAGACGATTTGCTCGGCCGCCCGCTTGGTCAATGGTTATGGCTTGATAGGTTTTCTATACAAGAATATGAAGATAGAAAAAACGCGCTCGGCACCTTTATCCATGAAGCGCTTTATCAGCAGAATCCAGGACCGGCCGAGGGCCAAATATTTAAGCGCACCTGGTGGAAGTTTTATAAGGCGTTGCCGGCAGCGTTTGACGAAATTTTTATATCTTTTGATTGCGCTTTCAAGGAAACGTCAGGTTCTGATTTTGTCGCTGGTCAGCTATGGGGTGTGGTTGGCGCCAACTTCTTTCTTATCGAACGAAAAAAAGAACGTCTTGATTTTCCCGGAACTGTTCAAGCGTTACGTTCGATGGCCGCCCGGTATCCATTAGCGCGCCGAAAACTCGTTGAAGATAAAGCGAATGGCCCGGCTGTCATTTCGTATATGAAAAGTGAGATCCCCGGACTTATTGCCGTCGACCCTAAGGGCGGAAAAGTTGTCAGAGCTCACGCCATATCGCCGTATGTCGAAAGCGGAAACGTTTATCTTCCTGATATTTCGATTGATCCAACAATTTTCGATTACATAGAAGAATTTGCCGCGTTTCCAAACGGCGCACACGATGACGAGGTTGACGCGACTTCACAAGCGTTAATACATTCAAAATCTGATTTTAAACCATGGGTCGGTAAAATTAACTTTTAAGGAAGTGACAAAATGGCTTCAAATGCGATTAACGCGCTGACAATAAGCAAATACACATTATGGAAAGACGCTTATTATGGCACGGGCGGTTTTGAAACCGGATATTATCTGACGCAGCATTCGCGCGAAAGCGAAACTAAATATAATAAGCGCCGTGAAATCGCTTATTATCTTAATTATGTCGCTCCGACCACGAACGCGCACGTTGATCCTATTTTTCGCAAAAACATTAAACGCGAATATAACGACAACGAAATATTTAAGCAGTTTTTGAGTGACGCCGACGCGAATGGAACGCCCTTCGAATACTTTATGAAATATGCGGCCATTAACTCGAAACTCAACGGCATAACGTTCATCGTCGTTGATAACGTTACCGCGCAACCTTCGTCGCTGGCTGACGTGTTAAAGGGCCGTGCTTTACCTTACGTTTACCTGGTCGAGCCGAGCGCGGTTATAGATTATAAAATAACGTCGCACGGCCGCCTGACATATTTTTCGTATCTCGAGCCGGATCCGGTTACGCCCTGCGCATATCAAATCAAAACATGGACCGAAAATTTATGGTCCGTCGAAGGCGATACCGAAAAATCATTCAGGACGGGCGAAAATACGCTTGGAGTCATACCGATTGTCGCGTTTAAATCGCGGATCACAAGTGCAAACGATCTATTTCCTCCCTCGGAATTTTCGTCGATCGTTAAAACGAACCTGAGCGTATATAATAAATGCTCATGGTCCGACGAAATTCTTTTAAATCAGACGTTTGCGGTCTTGACATATCCCGCGTCAGAATCTTCGAAAACTTTGGTTCTTGGTCCGAATAATGTTCTGGGGTTCGACGGCGTTAGCAGCAAATTCGCGCCTTCTTTTATAGCGCCGCCCGCCGACTCGGCCCAGACGTTAATGAACGACAGAGCCAATCTGATTCAGGAAATATACAGAATGGCCAATTTATCGTTGGTCACCGGCGTTAAAACTGCTCAATCGGGCGTTTCTAAAGAATGGGATAACGAAGCAAAGAGCGATGTTCTCGCGAACTTCGCCGGCAATACCGAAATGGCTGAAAGAAAAGTAATCTCGTTCTTCGAAATGTGGTCGCAGCAAAATATCGATTATAAATGCGAATATCCGCGTGATTTCGCTTTACCTGACGCGGCTGCCGAACTCGACAAGGCACTTAAAGCTAAAGATCTCGATTTTGGCCGCCTGTTTAATATCGAAGTAGCGAAAAACGTTATCTCGGTTTTATTTCCGAAATTGCAGCAGGAAGATACCGACGCTATTATCGACGAAATGAAAGAAAAAGCGGAAGACGCCGCGAACGCTTCGCCCGCAAACAATCTGACAATCGAACAGATGCGCGACATCATAACATCGTCGTTGCCGGCCCTCGCTCCGGAAGAAATTGACGCGGTAATGAAGCGGATGTCGAGCATGATGGACGATAACAGCGACCAGCAGGAATAATAAAAGGCAAAACCATGAATAAAAAGCAGGTTAAAAGCGCGCTTGTCGAACTTGTCGATAGCTGGTCAGTGGAATATCAGCGTAATGCGCGGCCGGTAGTTAAAGAAATTTTAAGACTTATCGACGCCGGCGTTCCGGTTTCCAAAGCGATCAACCAGGCAATGAATAAATTTGATTTTGCGGGCGCAAATAAAGCGGCCCTTGAAAACAGTTTGTTTATGGCAGCGGCGAAAGGCTACGGCATCCTTCCGGAGATTGTGGCCGAGCCATCCAAAGCGGCGATCATCGGCAAGCTCAATAAAATGCCCTGGGCGCCGGACGGTATGAACTTATCGAAACGCCTTCATAAATTGGATCGTGAAACGAGATCGATTATCAATGACACCATAAAACAGGCCATGAAAGAGGGCGCGAACGTTGTTAAACTTTCCCGCGAGCTTTTCGACGGTTACGGTTATGGAAACCAGATCAACGAGGCGGACCTGCCGAAGTATTTAAAAGAACTTCGCAGCGCTTCCCGGCGCCTTGCGAATACGGTCAACGATCAGAACGCGGACAAGGAATTTCAAAAGCTGATCCGCGACGCAGAAAGAAAATCGGGCGGCAGCGCAGGTGTCAAAACTCGGGCACTGAACGCGGCATATAAGCAATTATTAAATGCCGCTGAATCCAGAAAGCCTAAAGCGGTCGAAAAAGCTGCATGGGTAGCCACGCAGGAAAAGGCCCGTTATCACGCCGAGCGCATCGCGCGGACCGAGATCGCAAAAGCGTGGGCCGATGGATTTCTCGCCGATAAACTCGCCGACGAAGACGTTATCGGATTTAAGTGGCGGCTATCGACAGCGCATAAGTTCTATGATATCTGCGATTTTCACGCAACCGCGAATTTATACGGCCTGGGCTCCGGCGTTTACCCGCGGGATAAAATGCCGCCTCAACCGGCTCATCCTCATTGCACATGCCACTTGTCAGAGGTTTACGACGGCGAGTTTGACGGATTGACGCGAAAAAAAAGCATCGATGCCAGCGGTCAGAAATTCTTCGACGACCTTTCAGACGCGGAAAGAAAGGCGTTGCTCGGAGCGGGAGGCGCTGAACAGTGGAGCCGCGGCGAAAAGAAATGGCAAAATTCTTTGATAAACTGGTCGGGTCACGAGAACCCCGCGTCACGATTTAAAAAAAGCGACTTCAAGACAAACGAATAGTAATTAATTTTATAAAGTAGCGTTATCAAGAGCCGTCCAGGCTAAAACCGGACGGCTTTTTTATTTGCGCGAAAGGAAAAAGAACAATGAAGTTCAAGAAAAAAAACGAATACGAATTCGCCGCAGAAAAGTTAAAAGAAGACATGGCGGCCTTTCTTTCAATAATGCCGCAGAGCGTTAAAATCGACAACGTGAGTTATAAGGTGAAAGAAAAAGACGTTGTGTTGAGCAATCTGCGCTCGGTAATGGGATCGATCGACTACGGCTTATCTGAAATCGAGATCGCAAAAGAAATCTCACTCGAAAATAAAAAAATCGTTATCGCGCACGAAGTCGTCCACGGCATAACCGTTGAACGCGACATTAAAAATCTCATTCCGGCCGAACATTACGAAAAAGTGGTTGAGGAAATGGCCAAAGGATTCGTCCAGGTCGTTCGCGATAATCCCGACTTAATAAAATTCATAAAGTAAAATCCGCGCTTGAAGCGCAGAAATAATAAAGCGGCTTGATGCCGGAAGGGGAAAAAACCATGACGTATGCAGAGGTATTAGCAAAACTCTTAGCGTTGAACGCCGAGGGAAAAGCAATTATCGAGGGCGGCGCCGAGATGGCTGACGCGATTAAAGCGGAATTTAAAATTAAAAATGACGAGGCCGCTAAAAACCGCGTTGAAAGAAACAAATCCGCCGAACTTTTAAAGAAAATGACGGAAGCACTCAACATCCAGGACGGGGATAACGTCGATGAAAAACTCGCCGAAATCCAGACGCTTAAAGAGGGTTTGAAACCCGGAGCGAAGAACGAATACCAGACAAAATATGAAGCCCTGGAAAAGAAGTTCGAAACCAAAATCAAAGCGCTCGAGGCCGCAAATCAGGAAACGGAAAACAAGCGCATCGCCGAACATCAGAAGCGCGTTCACGAAACGAAAGTAAATAAAGCCCTCGCGGTTTTGCAGGGTACTCACCACCCCAACGAAATGGTAGCGCTCGTGCTTCCGAATATCGTCATGAACGATGACGAAACTTTCGTTTATAAATCCGGCGACAAAGAAACCTCCGTCGAAGATGGAATAAAAGACTGGCTGAAACTCCATCCCGAATACGTCAAGAATGTTCAGAACTCGGGGTCCGGCGGGTCCGGATCGGGCGGCGGATCGTCAACCGAAAACCCGTGGTCAGCCAAAACGTTAAACCTCACGCAGCAGATGAAAATAACGCGTGAAAATCCGACGCTCGCCAAACAGTTAGAGGCGGCGGCGCTCAAAGAGTCTAAAAAATAAAATTCAAAAATTAAAATCAAGGAGAAGTGGTAATTATGTTACTTAAAATCGTATTATTCTTAGTAGTTTCGGCGGTATTTTTTCTTTCGACCATGCTCAAACCTTCAAACGCAAGAGCTGACGACGAAATAACGAAAGTTTCGGATATCGTCGTTCCCACCGTTTTCAACAAATACGTTATCGAACAGTCGATGGTCAAATCGGCGCTTTTTCAGAGCGGTATCGTTCAGAATACGCCCGAGTTCGACGCCCTGGCTGTCGGCGGCGGAAAAACAATTGAAATGCCTTACTGGAAGGCAATAACCGGTAATTCGGAAGTTCTTTCGGATTCGACCGCGCTCACTTCGAAAAAAATCACCGCCGACCAGGACACCGCCGTCATGTTCAGACGCGGCGTTTCGTGGGACTGCAACGACCTCGCCGGAATCATAGCCGGATCCGACCCGATGAAAGCGATCGGCGACCAGGTGGCCGACTTCTGGGTCAGAGACATGCAGGACACGTTAATATCTCTGCTCAAAGGCGCATTTCTCAGCACCGCCCTGGGTCTGACCAACGTAAAAGACGTAACCGGCGAAGCGGGCGTAGCAAGAATGTTCACGTCGTCGACGTTTATCGACGCTTGCCAGCTTCTCGGCGATGCACAGGAAGCGCTGAGCGGCGTGATCATACACTCGGCGACCAGAGCGGTGCTCGCCAAAGCGGATCTCATCGATACCATAAGAGATTCCGACGGCAAAGTCGTAATGGAAACCTTCATGGGCAAGCGCGTAATATGCGACGACAGATGCCCTGTCGCATCCACGACTTACACGTCGTATATCTTCGGCCCTGGCGCCATCGCTTTCGGTAACGGCATCGCGAAACTTCCGATAGAATTCGCGCGCGACGCCCAGGCCGGCAACGACATCATCGTCAGCCGCAGACACTACATCATGCACCCGCGCGGCGTAGCGTTCACTTCGTCATCCGTGGCCGGATCTTCGCCCACCAATCTCGAGCTCGAAATGGCCGCTAACTGGCTGAAAAAATACGACACCAAAGCCATCAAAATAGTACAGTTCAAACACCAGAACGCTTCGGCGTAACAGCGGAATAAACAAATAACTTGCGGGCGGCCCGAAATGGTCGCCCTTTATAAAAAAATTAAGGATGTGATTAAATGCGAAAAATTATAATTTTATTTTTGATATTGATCGCCGTTTCCTTGCCGCTGTTTATGTTAGCCGATGCTGCGAACAGCAAAGCGAGCGACGCGACGGCATTCGCGAGAGCGAGACGCGCGCCGACGCTCACGATCGACGGCACCGCCAATGAATATGAAGTAGCGTTCACCGAAAACGGAAGCGGCAGCTACATCGTTGATTCTGACGCCAATGTAACGGCGACGAATTCGTCCAGTTTAAAATACGCGACATGCACGATAACAAATTTTGTGACCGGCGATACTTACAGTACGTCGGGCCTTGCTTCAAAATTTGTGGCAACTAACGACGGCGCCGGAATTCTTACGATCTCAAACGAAGGCACCTTCGCGGAATATCTTACGGCATTGAAGCTGGTCAAATATTTAAGTACATCGGACGATCCGACGGCGGCGACTCGAGAAATCGAAATACTCGTCAGTAACGGTCCAAACGACAGCAATACATGTACTGCAAGCGTCGTTATAACGCCGGTAAACGACGCGCCCGCGCTTTACATGGGCGGAACCGCAACGCTGGATTACGATACCGCTTATGTCGGAGGCACCACCGGAATTGCTTTATGTACGACCGCCGTTAATATCGTCGATGCCGACGACACCTACATGGAATCTCTGACGATGCTTTTGTCGAACGCGAAAACAAGCGATGTTCTTTTAACAAACGAGGTCGACATACTCGGCACGTTTACGGTATTAAACGACACGGCGACGCCCGGAGCCATAACGGTTACATTAACGGGCCACAGAACAATAGCCGATTTTAAGGCGGCGGCGCAGCTCATCAAATTCTATAACGCCGAGACCTCCGAAATCGACACGACGGGCAGGGTCGTTTATACGGTCGTCGGCGACGGCGATGTCAACAGCTCAAACGCGACAACGACAATCACGGTCACGGCGCCGGAATAAACTTTATCAGGAGGTAACAGAATATGAGCGACGCAACAGGGTTTAACCGTCAGCGCAGATTAAGGGCAGAGGCGGAAGCGCAGGCCAGAAAAGAAGCCGCTGAAAAAGAAAAAGCAAAAGAGGCGGCCGAAACGAAAGCTAAACTTAAACTCGATGAGCCTGATAAAGCTGACGAGCATTCCAAAAAGGACACGGCCAAAAAGAACACTCAAAAAACGGCAGGAAAATAAACGACAGGAAATGAATTGAAAGAGCGAGCCTTCGGGTTCGCTCTTTTGATTTAACGAAAGGCAACAATGCAGATTAAAGTTGAGATAAAGCGCCTGAAGGAACTCGTCGCGGCGTTCGAAACGGCGCCGAAGACCGTTCAAAAGGAAATGCGAATTGCTTTAAAAGAGTCTATGAGAGCCATACAGAACAGGGCAAGAAGCGAACATCGGTTTAGAAGTAGCACAAATTCCAGCGCTGAACGTTCCGTTTCAACGCAGGTAACTTCGGAATATCCTCCCGAGGGCCGTGTTTTTCTCGACGAAGCCGTAGCTCGACACGCTTTATTTATTCACGAAGGCACCAAGCCCCATGCAATACCTAAAGGCAAAATGAAAAAAAAGGCTTTACGATGGCTGGTTGCGGGTGGTTTTGCATTTGCTAAACACGTTTGGCACCCTGGAACGAAACCTGATCCTTTTCTTTATAAGGCTGCAGAAGCAGAAAAAAGTAATGTTAACAACATATTCGACCGGCATATAAACAAGGCGCTTAGTCAATTAAGCCGTTGGAAAGGAAAGATTTAAAATGTCAATACTTGCACTGACGGACATAACCGATG